GATGGTGGGCCTACTGCTTGGAGAATTGCGTGGGATTTGTGGTCTGGAAACGCTGGTCAGACTTGGGCCAAGGGAATTACCGACCTATTGAAAAAGGAAGATAAAGAGCGTAACATTGACGATGAAACTCTAGCAAAGGACATAGAGATGACCGAAGAATTAATCGAAGTAGAAGCCGAAGTGGTCGAGACTGAAGAACGTCATGTCATCGCTGTTGAGGAAGCCGACGAGACAGTAACCGTCACTTTTGAGAAGCATCACGAAGAAGCTGAGACCGAAGAAGTCGAGGCAGAAGAAGTCGAAGAAGTTGAGATGGAAACATCTAGCTACAACGACGAAGAACGCTTCTCGTCAGATAAAATTCAGCATCGTGCGACTGACATGAGCAGTGGCGCGATTGATGAGGAAACACGCCGAGTTAAAATTGCAGTCTCCAGCGAAGAACCTGTTGAGCGCAACTTCGGCAAAGAAATTCTCGACCACACCGAGAAAAGCGTTGATCTATCGTTCCTGAAGTCAGGCCGTGCGCCACTTCTGCTCGATCATGATCCTCGCCAACAAATCGGCGTGGTAGAGGATGTAACTCTCGATGGTTCGTCTCGCGTGTTGCGAGCTACAGTTCGGTTCGGTAAGAACGGAATGGCTAAAGAGGTGTTTGATGACGTTACGGATGGTATCCGTGCGAATATCAGCGTTGGCTACTCAGTCAACAAAATGGAGCGAGAGGGCGAGGATAGCTACCGCGTCAAGTCTTGGTCTCCAATGGAAGTATCGGTTGTTAGCATCCCGGCAGACCAGTCAGTCGGCGTAGGACGCGCAAAAGATATTTCATCTGAAACCCAAACTGAAACTATCGAAACTAAGGAGACAATTATGTCTGACATCGATATCAATGTTGTCGCAGACGAAGCTCGTTCTGCTCGCAACAAAGAAGTCGCCGCAATCATTGAATTGGGCGCAAAACATCAGCGTAGCGATATTGCTACCAAAGCTGTTGCCGAAAACAAATCACTTGACCAGTTCCGTGGTGAACTGCTCGAAGTAATTGGCGACAAGCCACTGGAAACTGCCGAAGTTGGTCTGAGCAAAGACGAAGTTCGTGAGTTCTCAGTAATGCGTGCTATCCGTGCAATGGCCAACCCATCAGACCGTCAGGCTCAAGAAGAAGCCCGCTTCGAGATGGAAGTGTCAGAAGCCGCACAACGCGCAACTGGTCGCTCTGCTCGTGGCGTAATGCTTCCAACCGAAGTTCTGCGCTCTTGGGCCAAACGTGACGTAAACACCTCTGATGACTCAGCCCTGATTGCTGAAGACTTCCGTGGCGGTGATTTCGTTGACGTACTTCGCAACGCTTCAAGCGTAATGGCTGCTGGCGCAACCGTTCTTAACGGTCTGCAAGGCGACGTTGTAATCCCGAAAAAATCAGCCGCTTCGACTGCTGGTTGGATTGCAACTGAAGGTGCTGCCTCTGGTGAGAGCGAGCCTACCTTCGGCCAAATCACAATGTCACCAAAAGTAGTTGGCGCACATACTCAGATTACACGTCTGATGATGCAGCAGTCATCGCTCGACATTGAGAACCTGATCCGCAACGACCTTGCTCAAGGCATCGCCCTGTCAATCGACGCTGGCGCACTGTCAGGCTCTGGTTCATCTGGTCAGCCTACCGGCATCAGCAACACTGCTGGCATCAACACGCCAACAGCTTTCGCTGGTGTAAACCCGACCTTCGCAGAGGTTGTTGCGATGGAAACTGCCGTTGCTGAAGACAACGCCCTGCTGGGCAACTTGGCTTATATTCTGCCAGCCTCTATGTATGGTGCGCTGAAAACAGCATTGAAAGATGCTGGTTCAGGCCAGTTCGTAGTTGGCCCAGATGGTCAAATCAACGGCTACAATGCAATCGTGTCTAACCAAGTCACTGCTGGCGACCTGTACTTCGGTAACTTCGCTGACGCTCTGATTGGTCTGTACGGCGGTCTCGACATTGTTGTTGACCCATACAGCAACAGCACAAGCGGCACAGTCAACGTGACTGCACTGCAAACTGTTGACGTTGCTGTTCGTCATGCTGTGAGCTTCGCTTACAACAACGACGGTGCGTAAGCACTAAATAGTGATGGAGAGAGGTGACCCCTAACACCTCTCTCCTGACCTTTTTTACATAAGGTGGAAATATGTTTTACTTAGTATTGAAGAACACAGTAGCTGGCGGCAAACGAGTTCAAGCCGGTGATGTAATCGAACTTACCGACACGAATGAAAGCAGTTCGCTTGTCGCAATGGGTCGCGTAGAAGCAACATCTGCTCCGCAACCAAAAGCTAAACCAGCCCCTAAGAAGGCTAAGAAGGTAACCAACCGGGCATTCACTGACGTTGACTTCCCAGAGGCTGAGTAATGGCTGTAGAGACCGCGACAGAGCTGGCAATCTTCTTTGAGACTGACGACTTCGCGGTCACTGCTACCTATACTCCGGCTGGCGGTTCGTCTACCAGTATAAAGGGTATCTTTGACAATGAGTTTTATGAAGCTGATGCTGGTGGCACTGTTACTTTCGCCATTGAGCAGCCTCGCTTTACTTGCGCTTCTTCAGATGTGGCTTCTGCCGTAGAGGGTGATGCGATTGTTATCAATGCAATCTCATACACGATTAACGTAGTGCAGCGTGATGGCACGGGTGTAACGACACTGGTCTTGGAGAAAGTGTAATGGCACACGTCAGAAAGAGTATCAGAGACAACGTGGCTACGACTGTCACCGGACTTTCCACTACAGGATCGAGCGTATTCAAGACGCGCACAATTCCACTGGCCAGCGCAAAGTTGCCAGCCCTTTGTGTTTATACGCGCAATGAAATCATCAATAACAATACACTAACACCACCACGCACACAGATAAGAGACCTAGAGGTAATGGTCGAGGCTTATGTGAAGGGTGCATCCGGCGTGGACGACACACTGGACACGATTGCTGTAGAAGTAGAAGAAGCACTGGCGACAGACCTGACCCGTGGCGGTTATGCCAAGGACACTATGGTCACCAGCTTTGAGGTTGATTACGACGGAGAAGGCGACCAAACGGTCGGCGTTGCGCGTTTCACAATCTCAGTCAAATATGCTACTTTAGAGAACGATGTTGAAACAGCCGTATAGGATGATATGATGGCGAAACGTATTACAGTTTACAAAGGTTCTAGCACGATGGAAGTCTGGGAAGACAAAGTCGAGAGCCTTGTGAAAAAGGGTTGGTCTACAGAGAAAGCCAAACCAAAAGCCGAGGTGAAGGCTAAATCACCGAAACCCGAAGCAACCAAAACCAATGAGGCATAATTATGGCAACACATACAGGTAGCGAAGGAACGGTAAAAATTGGCTCAGATACTTTGGGCGAAATCCGTTCTTATACAATCGAAAGCACTGGCGAGACGATTGAAGATTCGACAATGGGCGATAGCGCACGGACTTATAAAGCTGGCTTGACCACTTTCAGCGCGACGTTTGAAGTCTACTTCGATGAGACAGACACAGCACAAAATGCTGTTGACGCTGGCGCATCAATCACGTTTTCAGTATACCCAGAGGGCGATACTGCTGGCGACACTTACTACACAGGATCAGGCATTGTGACTGGTCGTTCAATCACTGCGTCATTCGACGGAATGGTTGAGATGTCATTGAGTGTTCAAGGTTCTGGCGCACTGACTGAAACGACCGTTTAACATTAACAGACAAGGGGTGGCACTATGTCTATTTTAAGCGAACGTATTTCCGCGAACAGATCAATGCGGGAACGTAAAAGCATAAGTGTAGAGGAGTGGGGCGATGGCAACGCTCCTCTATACATCCATTATGGAGCAGTTACAGGTCAGGATATTGACCGGGTAACTCGCAAGCATAAAGATTTCCTATCCAACCCGACTATCGCTGCAATGGTGGAATTAATCATCATCAAGGCAGAGGATGAACAGGGTGAGAAACTATTTACCATCGAGGATAAGAAGGTTCTGTTGAATGAGCCTATCACGCTTATCACTGGTATCTTCTCGTCCGTGTTCGATGCTGCGACCGTCGAGGAACAGGAAAAAAACTAAGAGGCGATCCGTTCAGGTTCAATCTCATCACGTTAGCCGAGAAGCTGGGCAAGACGATACGAGAGATTGAACAAATAGAACTAAGTGAATATAATGAATGGGTCGCTTACTATAAAATCCTAGAGGATAATCGAGATGGCTGATGTAAATATTATTATTCAGGCGAAAGCCCAGCAAGCCATTAGCGAGATGAAGCGAGCCGAGAATGGCGCGAAAAGTCTCGGCAGATCGATTAGCCGCACTACGGGCGTCTCCAATCAATATGGTAAGGTTGTCGATAAGAATACTCGCGGCTTATCTACATTCGCCAAATCAGGTTTACAGCAAACCGGCTATCAGGTCGGTGACTTTGCCGTTCAGGTAGGCGGCGGCACAAGTATGCTTCAAGCCTTCGGCCAACAGGGTTCTCAGCTCTTTGGTATCTTCGGTGCTGGCGGTGCTATTTTGGGTGCGGCCATCGCCATTGTCGCTGCCCTTGGCAATGCGTATTTGAAGTCAACTGATATGGTTAAAGACTTCTCCGAAGAAATTGACGAGCTGACTACCGCTACCAAAACTTACACCGATTTAGTCAAGGGCGAGAGAACAACCCTAGAAGATCTAGGGAGAGATTACTTCAACGTAACTGAAGAAGTTAAAGCCCTTCATGCGTCCAAGATTGCTCTGGCAGAGTTCAATCTGAAAGAGCAACTGAACCAAACAATAAACGCGCTAAGAGGCGAGTTTGATGCGTTTGGCCAAGTTGCTAGGGTGCAAGAGAAAGTGAATAATGTTACCGACAAAAGCTCTAAGCAATACAAACTTCTCCAGAGGCAACTAAGACTGGCTAAGACCAATGCTTTTGAATTGGGTGAGTCTCTTGGGTTACAGAGAGAGCAAACCGAAGCCCTTATGGGTAAATTTGAGGCTCTGTCTACAATCGATGCCTTTGGTGAACCATTAAGGGCTGCGACAATACTGACGGAAATAGCAGACATGTTAATCCCGCTAATGGATGGAGCGGATTTAGCAACTCTCAAGACTGTTGGGAGCATTCAATTAATGGCCGAGCAGTTCCTCAAGGTAAAAGCGAACGCGGATATAGTGAAAACAGAAGTTCCCAACGCATTTGGCCTAATCAAAAAGGACACCGATAGGCTATCACAAGGAATTGCCAACTCATTCGGCCAGTCGTTCAAATCTGTCATTCAGGGTACGGAGAGTATCAAGGATGCGTTCAAGAATATGGCCGCATCGATTATTAGCCAGCTTATTGATGTGCTTATTATCCAGCAGTTGGTCGGCACAGTTGGCACGGGCGGCAAAGGAACAGGTACGGGTCTCGCTGGGTTCTTCAGTCGAACTGGTAAGGCCATCGGCGGCTCTGTTCAATCGGGGTCTACATATATGGTGGGGGAACGTGGGCCAGAAATGTTTATACCAAATTCATCGGGAACGATTGTGCCGAACAACAAAATGGGCGGCGGTGCTGGTGTTGTCGTCAACCAAACAATCAACGTCAGCACGGGTGTCGCGCAAACTGTTCGCACCGAAATCGCAACTCTTATGCCGCAGATTGCAGAGGCGTCGAAAGCAGCAGTGCTGGATGCCAAGCAACGTGGCGGCAACTTTAGCAGGGCATTCTAATGGCTATTACCTATCCGCTAAGTTTACCGACTGTATCCGGCATCAGGTCTATCGTGCTACGCACGAAAAACTCCGTTGGTATTTCTCAGTCGCCGTTTACCTTCAAGCAGCAAGTCGTTTCCTATGGTGGTCAGGCTTGGGAAGCAGACATCACATTGCCATCGATGAGCAGGGACGAGGCTGAAGAATGGGTCTCATTCTTAGTCCAACTCAAGGGCTTTGAGGGTACGTTCCTTCTCGGAGACCCATCCGGCGCGACGCCTCGTGGCTCTGCGTCGTCTGCTCCCGGCACACCAGTCGTCAACGGTGGAAGTCAAACTGGTGGGTCACTTTCCATCGATGGGTTACCAGCAAGTGCGACCGGCTACCTAAAGGCCGGTGATTATATCCAGTTGGGGTCAGGTTTGGGCGCGACGCTACATAAGGTGTTGCAAGATGTGGACAGCAATGCAAGCGGCGAGGCCACGCTTGATCTTTATCCATCTGTCAGGTCTGCGCCAGACGACGGAGTAACCGTCATCGTCTCAAATACCAAGGGTGTTTTCAGGCTTTCGTCAAATGAGACACAATGGAGCATAAATGAAATTATCCACTTTGGTATTACCTTCTCCGCGATGGAGGCGGTCACATGAGCAGAGACATACCAAGTGAATTGAGTGCGAGATTATCGGATAGTGTGGTTCACCCATTTTTCGCTATCGAACTATTCTTCGACACCGAAACATTGCGCTTTTGGTCTGGTATTGGCGAACTTATATATCAAGAAGTAACTTACACCGGATCGGGTAATTTAATTACAGTTTCTAACATTGACGAAACATCTGAAGTATCTGCGCGAGGTGCTAGGATTACTCTCAGTGCATTGCCAAGCGAAATGTTAAGCCTTGTACTAAGCGAGCCTTATCAGGGGAGAAAATGCTTTATACATTTTGGGTTATTGGCTTCTGGAACGGTACGTATGTTGCAGCAAGATGGAGATTTGGTATTGCAACAAAATGGTAGTGCGATTGTGGTATCGGATGTTGATAACACTGACACGGTAACGCAGATTTTCTCTGGTTACATAGATCAGATGAATGTCGATGAAGGCCCAGACAACTCACAAATAACTGTTGCCGTAGAAAATCGTCTTATCGACCTACAAAGACCTCGCACCAAAAGATACACAGACGCAAGTCAGAAAGCTCGCTTCCCCGGAGATAATGGGTTCGAGTTTGTGGAGAGTATGCAAGACAAAAAGTTTGCTTGGGGTAGATAATGAAGAAGAATGATTGGTCTGAGCGGCTTAACACATACATCGAGGATGTAAGAGATTTGCGCTTTCAGTGGGGAGCGAATGACTGTCTCACATTCGCCAACACAGCGCATGAAGCTATGACTGGTCATCAGTTCGCCCCTGATTGGCGTGGTCAATACAAGACCGCGCACACTGCCAAAAAGTGGTACAAAGCGTTGCTGAAGCAGCAGGGTTTCGAGAACATTGTTGAGGCTATAGACGCCCGTTTGACACGCTTAGATGTCTCGATCCCGCCGAGAGGCAGCATAGTTGGCCGTTCAGAGGGTTCGGGGTCGGTGACCGAGATTGCTCTAGGTGTCTGCATCGGTGAAACTGTGGCGTTTATTTCCCGCGAAGGTGTGGTATCCTTACCAGTGAACGAGGATGATATTTTCTGGGCGGTGGACTAATGCTTCGCAGTATTATTTTAGTATTATTGGCAACAACAACTGCGGCACACGCAGAGCCAGTTAGCGCGGCAATAGCGTGGCTTGGAAGCACTACTATTGGAAGTGCTGTTGTTGGGCTTTACACGCAAAACGCACTTTTCAGAGGTTTTGTGCAAACAGTTGGGCTAAGTCTGGCGTCGTCTTTATTGGGGCCAAAAGTACCAAGCGCACAAAACACTTCTGGTTACGACTTGTCTGGCGTCTCACCCGCTGCCGACCACGCGATTGTATATGGCCGCCAGAAGGTCGGTGGTGTAATCGTATTTAAGGAGACGACAAGGGACAACAAAGACCTCCAGCTTGTTATCGCCTTGGCTGGACATGAAATTGAAAGTGTTGAGGAGGTTTATCTAAACGACAAGCAGTTGACTTTCTCAACAGCATTGGGTGAAACGCTTTCAGATGTAACTGCGCCGGAAGAATACGCTGGCAAGGTTTACGTCACTGCACACCACGGTTCTGATACACAAGTTGCAGACGCAGACCTCGCCAATGAAAGCCCACTCTGGAACCCTACGC